TTAGTAGAGTAAAACTTAGGGAGGTCTTCGGACCTCCCTTTTTTTGATTTATCTCTTGACATTCCTTACTATATAATATATTATATGAACATGGATTTGTTACTGATGTACACAGTTGTTGGCTTTCTTCTTGCTTCATATTCAGTAGTTGCCAATGACAGTGTTCAAACTCTTGGAACTTTCATTGCATCAAATTCAGAAAAATTTAAATGGTATTATCTATGGGGAGCTGCATCGTCGGTTCTCCTTTTTACTTTATGGTATGGTTGGTATGCAAATGGTGGTGATATATCATTTGGTCGATTAAACAAGATACCATATCAAGAGATACAATGGTATCATGCCATGGCACCCGCATCTCTTTTATTATTGACTAGAGTGGGCATACCAGTATCAACATCATTCCTTGTATTAAGTGCATTTGCAAGCACATTCATACTAGAAAAGATGTTAATAAAATCTGTTATGGGATATGCACTTGCTGCTGTAGTTGCATATGCTTTATGGTTTATTGTTGCACGTTGGATAGATGAAAAAAATGATCCTGTAAAAGAAAAAAACAAAACAAAATGGAGAGTAGCTCAGTGGTGTAGTACAGGATTTCTTTGGTATACTTGGTTGTCTCATGATCTTGCAAATATTGCTGTATATCTTCCAAGACAGTTATCCGTAGAGTGGATGGTTTTTATATCAATTGTATTTACTTCTTTACTTGCATGGATTTTCTACGAAAAAGGTGGTAAGATTCAAAAAATTGTTTTGGATAAACAACACACTCGTTATGTACGTTCTGCTACAATTATTGATCTAGTCTATGCGTTTATTCTATTATACTTCAAACAGTATAATGATATCCCAATGTCAACAACATGGGTATTTGTAGGCTTGTTATGTGGCAGAGAATTTGCAATTGCAACGATTAGTAAGGGAGCATATAAACTAAAGCATGTATTTCCAATTGTTGGAAAAGATTTTTTGAAAATGATGTTAGGATTATTTGTCAGTGTAGGTATTGTTATCGGTATTCATAGTATATAAATAATAATAATATGGTAACATCAACATCACCTATTTCAAGACAGCCTGATCAGTTAGATTATGCAAGTCCGACTCAATTTCGTTTTGGTATTCATCAATTACCGAAGGTGGAATTCTTTACAGTGAGTGCAAATCTTCCTGGCATTTCTGCTGGTACTACTACTCATGCAACTCCATTTAAAGACATTCCAACTATGGGAGAAAAATTGGAATATGAAAATTTATCTATATCTTTTATAGTAGATGAATATTTAGAAAATTATATTTCACTTCATAATTGGATGGTAGGTATTGGGTTTCCAGAAAACAGAGAACAGTTTCGGACATTTAGAGATGTAACATCAAACACTCCAGCGAGTGGTAAGACTCCCCCAACAGATTTGGTTGGTAAAGCTATTCCTGATATAGCAATGTATTCAGATGCATTTCTTCAAATTCTTTCTAACAAGAATAATCCTATTCTGGAAGTAAGTTTTCAAAATGCATTTCCTATATCTTTAAGTGCATTAGATTTTACTCAAACTGCAACAGATGTAGAATATCTGGTTGCAACAGCTGAGTTTGCATATCAAATTTATGAAATAAAAACATTATAAATATCCTTGAGCAGATGAGATAAACTTTAACAGTTTTCAAATTTTAGTCTTAAATGACAATATAGATAAAGAGAGTAAATCAAAACTCTGCTCACTTTTTTGAAAGAATTATATTTTATGAATCTAGACCAGTTAAAAGAAGAAGCAAAAAAAGACCTCATCATAGAAAACGAAGAACAACTTGGTTCTGAGTCTCTCAAAAATCAAAAAATTAAAATAAAATATCTTGATCAAAGATCAAGATTTCAATTACTGTTGCAAAAAGCTAATGGTGATTACCAACGAATGTACAGACAGAAATGGGAGTACTACGGCGGTAAGTCTGATGCTAAAGTTTATGTTGCAAAACCGTTTGATCTAAAAGTTTTAAAAAATGATTTGGCAATGTATATTACTTCTGATGAAGAAGTCATTGCATTGATGGACAAAATTGGTTATCTGGAAATCGTAATAAAATATCTTGAGGGCATTATCAAGTCAATTGATAATCGTGGTTGGGATATAAAGAATACGATTGAATGGAAAAAATTTGAAGCAGGGATGATATAAATGACATGTTCTGATTGTTTTGTTCCATCCATTACTCATTATATTGGATATTACGAAGATTGTATGTCAGAAGATGTTTGTAATGAAATTATAGAACATGCAGAAACACAAAGAAGTTCTGATTTAAATCAATCTAAATTTTCTAGCCATAAAGGATTAACAGAAGAGAATCAACGTGTGCTTATGGATGAAATGTGGTTTCGAAATGAAGAAAAATTTTATGACAGTTTTAAACTAGCATTTAATAATGTTATTAATAATTATTCTAAAAAACATAGTCTTTTTTCCTGCCAACGTCATACAGATTTTAGATTAAACAAATATGATGAGGGGGGTTTCATGTCTAAGCATTGTGATAACATACATCACAGTCATGGTCAAGAGTATGGATTTCCTCAAGTATCTGCATTATTGTTTTTAAATGATGATTATGAAGGTGGTGAGTTTGTTGTTGCGGGGGAAGTATACAATCCCAAAAAAGGATCAGGAATTATTTTTCCTTCTAATTTTCTATATCCTCATGAAGTCAAACCTATAACAAAAGGAACAAGATGGAGTGCATTAACATGGCTAATGTAAAAATGCATAAATGTTTTCCTACAGTTATTTCGGAATTTTCTTATCATCCTGATATAGTCCTACAAGAACAAATGGTGGATTATATTAAAAAGGTCAAAAAAAATCATACAGATCATACAGATGATAAATTACATAATGTGTCACATTTTATAGATTTGCGAGATATGATTTTAGATGCCAATAAAGATCATTTGAAAAAATTAGATTACAAATATAACCATTTAGAAATCACTGGTATGTGGGCAAATTGTTTATCTGTTGGAGGTTCACATCCACCACACACACATTCTAATAATTTCTTGTCGGGTGTATATTATTTATTTGCGGGGGAAAATACTTCACCTATACAATTTTTTGATCCTAGACCTCAAGCAAGTGTTTTGCAACCAAGGAATAGTCCAAACATAATGAACTCTTCTATGATTCAATTTGATTCTATAAGAGGAACTGGATATATTTTTCCTTCTTGGTTACAGCATTGGGTTCCTCCCACATCAGAAGAACGTATAAGCATTTCATGGAACATTATATTAAGAGGTGAATACGGAGCCCCGGGCACTTTACAAAATGCTCATATCTAAAAAGAATGAAGTCTATCTAGTTCTCTCTGACATGACAGATTCCTCTCGGCAGGAGTTGACAGAGTTCTTCACATTTGAAGTTCCTGGCTTCAAATTTATGCCGATGTATCGTAATCGTATGTGGGATGGAAAGATACGACTCTTCTCTCCCGGCTCTGGTGAAATTTATGTCGGACTATTACCATACATTAAACAATTTTGTTCTAGAAATCAAATTGAATATATAATAGAGGATGGAGTAGAAGATGAGCGGACTATTGTACGTCAAGTTGCTAGAGGCTTTATCAGGTCACTCAAACCAAAATCACAGGGAAAGTCTCTCAAAATCCGTGATTACCAAATTGACGCCGTACACCATGCTGTTGCCCGAAATCGTGCTCTTCTTGTTTCTCCTACTGCTAGTGGCAAGTCTTTAATAATATATGCACTAGTTCGTTATTATCATATGATGGGACTGAAGACTCTAATCTTGGTTCCTACCACTTCTCTTGTTGAACAGATGTATTCTGACTTTGAAGATTATGGCTGGAGTCCTGGCACATACTGTCAAAAAATATATCAAGGCCATGACAGAAAAGTAACCAAGGATGTTGTAATATCAACATGGCAATCTATCTACAAGATGCCGAAGAAATATTTTGAACAGTTTGGTTGTGTGATTGGAGATGAAGCTCATTTATTCAAAGCAAAGTCTCTTACAGGTATAATGACTAAGTTACATCAATGTAAGTACAGGTTCGGTCTTACAGGGACGCTAGACGGTACTCAGACGCATAGGCTTGTACTAGAGGGACTATTTGGTGCAGCGGAAAATATAACAACAACAAAGAAGTTAATGGATAAAAAAACCTTAGCTGATTTGAAAATAAAATGCATTGTGTTAAAGCATCCAAATATAAGAGAGAAAATGACATATGTTGAAGAACTTGAATATTTGGTTACGAATAGCGCTAGAAACAAATTTATTGTTGATTTGTGTCGCAATATTCCTGGCAATACGTTATGTTTATTTCAACTTGTAGAGAAGCATGGAAAAATATTATATAAACAAGCAGAGGATATAATAAAGGATCGTAAATTATTTTTTGTTTATGGAGGAACGGATACAGGAACAAGAGAAGATATTAGGAGTATAGTAGAAGGTGAGAAAAATTCTATTATCATTGCGAGTTATGGCACCTTTTCTACTGGTATCAATATTAGGAATATCAACAATATCGTGTTCGCTTCACCGTCCAAGTCTAAAATTAGGGTATTGCAATCTATTGGTCGAGGATTGCGTATTAGCGAAAATAAGAATTCTATTCTAGTTTTTGATATAGCTGATGATATATCTTATAAGGAAAGAAGGAATTTTACACTAACTCACTTTACAGAACGAATTAACATATATAATGAACAACAATTTACATATGAAATAAGTAGGGTAAATCTAAAATAATTATAAATAGAGGTGTAGGTCACGGGCGGCAACCCCACCTACTCTAAGTCTGAAAGGAGACTCAGCATGAATATATATTATCTTACTAATGTGGATGATACATTTCCCGGTCTAAAGGAAATGAAAATAGAAGTTCCCCCACCAGAAGAGCTGTTAGAAGCTCACGATATGATTGGCGACAGAAATCCTGCTTATGGTGGTGTAGGGCCTAATCGTGGATTGTTTGGTAAAAATCATCCAAGATGGGGCAAGAAAGGTTCTCAAAAACAAAAAGATGCAATGAGCAAAGCACGCAAAGGTTCTAAACATAGTGATGAAACAAAAGCAAAAATGAAACTAGCTTGGGTAAAAAGAAGGAAAACTTTTATATCTCCCTTTATAGAATATCATAAATATAAGTAGGATAGATTTAAAATGAGCACAACTACACCATATAAAATTGTCAAATTAACAAATGGAGAGAATCTTATTTGTCAAATTAATGATGATGCTGATAATGGTGAATATAAAATAAGTTTTCCGTTAAAAATGGAAGTTCACACACTTATGACAAAGGAAGGCCCTGCTGATTCTTTAAATCTTAGTCGTTGGATTGGGTCATATACAGACCAATCTCGTTTTTCGATAAAGAGTGGTCATATATTATTGGTTGCTAATGCATCAGAAGGTCTTTGTCGTTTTTATGAACATACAATGAAAGAAATAGAGCAATCAAATACTTCAGAAAAAAAATTATCTAAAGATTTAGATGATATTAATGATGAAGAAATATATGATGAATTGTTAGAAGAGTTAGAAGCTTCTAAAACATTTCATTAAGAGAACATATTCCCTTTTGTTCCTTGACATTGTAATAATTATAATGTATGATGTATCTTATAGTAAATTGTTTAAGGAGGTATTGTGATTAAAACTAAAAAATCAAAGGGCGCACACTACGTTGATAATAAAAAATTTCTGGTGGCTATGGTTGAGTTCAAAGAAAAGTGTAGAGTTGCTAAAGAGAATGAAGAAGACCAACCACCTGTATCCAATTATATTGGAGAGTGCTTCCTTAAAATAGCAACTCATCTTTCTTATAGACCAAATTTTATTAATTACACATATAGAGAGGATATGATATCTGATGGTATTGAAAATTGCTTGCAATATGTTGCAAACTTCAATACAGAGAAATCAAAAAATCCTTTTGCTTATTTTACACAAATTATCTATTATGCATTTCTTCGAAGGATTGCAAAAGAGAAAAAACAAACTCATGTCAGAAATAAAATTATAGAAAATTCTCAATACGAATCTTGGACAACAATGCCTGGTGATGATGCATCATATTCTGTTATGGGATTCGATCCTACTGTAATGCTTCCAGAGGAAGATGTCTATAAACCAAAAAAGAAATTGGCACCTAAGACAAAGGGCCTAGAACCATTTATGGAAGAAGAGACATAAGTTGAAGATAGCAATTATTACTGACACACATTTTGGTGCAAGGAATGATAATCTAAACTTCAACGATTACTTTTATAAATTTTATGACAACATATTTTTTCCTACTTTAAAGGAAAGAGGAATCACAACATGTATTCATATGGGGGATGTTGTTGATCGTCGTAAGTATATAAGTTATCGTATTGCCCATGATTTCCGTAGTCGTTTTATTGAAAGATTTCGGGAGATGGGTATTGATTTGCATATTATTATTGGCAATCATGATACCTACTATAAGAACACCAATGAAATAAATTCTATGGATGAACTTGTGGGAAGGGACAGAGTATGGATTTATTCTGATCCACAAATTGTAGAGTTTGATGATACACCTATTTTGTTTATTCCGTGGATTAACGCAAATAACTATGATAAGTCTATAAAATTTCTCAATACTGCAAAGACTGATCTTCTTATGGGACATTTAGAGATAAATGGTTTTCAGATGCATCGTGGCCAGTATGCAGAGAATGGATATGACAGGGAACTTTTTCGTAGATTCGATACCGTGTTCAGTGGCCATTTTCATCATAAGTCTGATGATGGTCAAATCTATTATCTAGGAACACCATATCAAATTTATTGGAATGATTTTGATGATCCAAAAGGTTTCCACATTTTTGATACGAATACAAGAGAGCTTGAACGCATTGTAAATCCTTATACTTTGTTTAAAAAGATATTTTATGATGACACTCAAGAAAATTATAACAATCACGATTTTGCACAATACAAAGAGAAGTATGTAAAACTAATTGTTGTCAATAAGAAAGACTTGTATGAGTTTGATAAGTTTGTTGATGGACTTCTTGCTGCCGATGCATACGATGTAAAGATCATTGAAGATTTTTCAGAACTGGATGCAACTAATGTATCGGATGATATTGTAGAGAATACAGAAGATACCATGACTTTGCTTGAGAGATATGTTGATGAACTAGATGTGTCATTGGATAAGACTAGACTTAAAAATAATATGAGGGCACTTTATAACGAGGCGCAGGATTTGGAACTTTGATTGAATTTAAATATGTCCGCTGGCGCAATTTCTTAAGCACTGGTAATCAGTTTATAGAGATACAACTAGACCGAAATCCCACCACATTAATTATTGGTGATAATGGTGCTGGCAAGTCTACTGTTCTTGATGCATTGTGCTTTGGTTTGTTTGGTAAGCCTTTTCGGGGTATCAATAAGCCCCAACTATTAAATTCTGTGAACGGCAGTGGTTGTCTCGTAGAAATAGAATTTAAAATTGGTTCCAAGAATATCAAAGTGATTCGTGGTATCAAGCCAAACATCTTTGAGATATACATCAACGGTAAGATGTATAATCAGGATGCAAACATGAGAGATTACCAGAAGTATCTTGAGCAACAAATCCTTAAACTAAACTATCGCAGTTTCACTCAAGTTGTAATTCTTGGATCGTCTACATTCATTCCGTTTATGCAATTGAAGGCTCGTCATCGTAGAGAGGTGGTGGAAGAAATTCTTGATATCCAAATTTTCTCGTTGATGAATATGTTGCTGAAGCAAAAACTTAAAAATATATCTGATAACATTCGTGATATTAATTATCAATTGGAACTTACTACAGAGAAGGTTGGACTACAAGAACAGTATATTGATGATGTAAAAAAGAACAAAGACAAATTGATTACAGAAAAGAATGACTTCATTGTTGGTAATGAAGAACAGATTTTCTCAAGAAAGTCTGGCATTGAAAAACTTCAACAGGAGAACGATAATCTACTAAGCCAAATTCAGGATAACGAGAAAGTTAAGAAAAATTATACTGAACTTAAAGATATAAAGTCTACTATAGTAGAGAAGCATAAACAACATTCTAGAGTTGTTGACTTCTTTAAAAATAATGATGACTGTCCTATCTGTCAGCAGCACATAGATGAAATTTTCAAGAAGGAAATGATATCTGATAAGCAAAAAGATGTAACCAAATTCTCAAATGGACTGAACGAACTTGAAGAAGAACTGAAGAAATCAAAAGAGAGACAAAAAGAGATTTCTGATATTGTAGATAAAATACGAGAGAATGAAGTACAGGTTGCAAAGGATCACAGCTCTGTTGTGCAACTTGAAAAGTTTAACTCTACACTATATGCAGAAATTGCTCAATTAGAAACTGGTGATGTAAGTAAATCTGATTATGAGAAACTGAAAGAATTGAAAGAAAGTTTGAATACCATAAAAGAACGCAAATCAAAATTGCGTGAGGATATGACTTATTCAGAAGCTGCAAGAAGTATGCTGCAAGACACTGGTATCAAGACCAAGATTATCAAGCAGTATCTTCCTATCATGAATAAGTTAATCAATACCTATCTGACTGCTATGGAGTTTTATGTGAACTTCACTCTGAATGAAAGTTTTGAAGAAACCATCAAGTCTAGATATCGTGATGAGTTTACTTATGATTCGTTCAGTGAAGGTGAGAAGATGCGTATTGATCTGGCACTTCTGTTTACATGGAGAGCTGTTGCAAAGATGAAGAACAGCACTAATACTAATCTGCTGATGCTGGATGAGATTTTTGATAGTTCTCTTGACGGTGCGGGCACAGATGAGTTTTTGAAGATTCTCAATACTCTCTCTGATGAGAACATTTTTGTGATTAGTCATAAACAGGATGTGTTGGTAGATAAGTTTAGAAGCACAATCAAATTTGAGAAGGTTAGGAACTTTAGCCATGTTGTTGAATGATGGGTAAACGAAGCGACTTTGAACGAAAGCCAAGAGACTTCTATCCTACACCAATGGAAGCAGTGGAACCTCTATTGGAACATTTACCAGAGGATTTTCTATTTGCAGAACCTTGTGCTGGTAATGGAGCATTAATAGAACATCTAGAAACAAAAGGTGTTTGTATGTGGGCAAGTGATATTGAGCCTCAATTAGAGGGAATACATACATGTGATTATTCCGATGTTGGATTTGATGAACTTATCGAATCAGACTATGTAATTACAAATCCACCTTGGAATAGGAATCTTTTGCATCCAATGATTGAGCATCTATCAAAACAAAAACCTACTTGGTTATTATTTGATGCAGATTGGATGCATACTAAACAAAGTGTTCCCTATATGAATATGTGTAGCAAAATTGTGAGTGTAGGTAGAATTAAGTGGTTTGGTAATATGACAGGCAAAGATAATTGTGCTTGGTATCTATTTGACAGGAAAGTAAACAATACTATTTTTTATGGGAGAACATAATATGGCAACTTACACACTACTTGAAAATGACAATCTATCTCTTACTGTTCCTTTGTCGGGATGTAGTGAAGACTTGGATAGAAAAGAACTAAAAGAAAATCTGATAGAAACCATGAAAAATTTTCATGGAATTGGACTGTCAGCAAGTCAATGCGGTGTTATGGAGCGAGTATTCGTGATGTATTCAAATGTAAGAAAGGATGAGATTATATCTTGCTTCAATCCCCAAATCATCAGTGAAGGCACAGAGATGGTATTGATGGATGAGGGCTGTTTGACGTATCCAGGCCTGTGGTTGAAGATCAACAGGCCAGATCACATTGATTGTTCGTTTGAGGATGAAAATGGTGATTTGCAAGAAGTGACCATGATGGGGTTAGAATGTCGTATTTTCCAGCATGAGATGGATCATATGGAGGGCACCAATTTCACAAATCGGGTCAGTAAATTGAAGATGGATATGGCCAAAAAACGTGCTGCGAAGATGCAAAAAAAGTTAATGAATTCAAAGACTTAGCGACACAGTAGATTTCCTTTAGAATCAATGACTTAGGAAAGTGTTGTAAAAATATCACACTTTTGACTAAATATCAATAAATCGACATGGGGGGCCGTTATTCGTTTGACTTATCCTCTTCCGTATGGTATCCTATATACATGATCAAAAACAAGTCAACACTTGCGAAACTTCTCGCTGAAGAGGATATCTTCGTTGTTCACAAACAAATGGACACGGCGTATTTCAATTCAAAGAGCCGTGAACTTGGTTTGCCCATCTGGAAGGATGAGGAAATGACCAAGGATATTTATGACCTTATGGTTGGCCATGAGATCGGTCACGCTCTTTGGACTCCTCTGGACATGCTTGAGGCAGCACAAGTTCGGGGTATCAATCATGGTTTTGTGAACATCATTGAAGATGCTCGGATTGAAAAGTTTGGGAAACGGAAGTATCCCGGCTTAGTCGGTGTTTTCAAGCGTGGATATGTTGACCTGATCAAAAAGGATTTTTTCGGAACTCTTGGTAAGGATGTCAATACCTACAATTTGATTGATAGGATTAACATTTTCTTTAAGGGTGGCGACACCAATATCAACTTTTCTGATGAAGAGAAGGTATGGGTAGATCGCGTTGCAAAGGTCGAGACTGAGGATGAAGTTCTTGATCTTGCTGAAGAGCTTTATGCTTGGATGTCAGAAAACAAATCTGAAACTGATAATCACGATTCTGGCGAGGATGGCGAAATGACTTCGCCCGATTCTTCTGATGAATCTGCTGAAGGTGATGAAGGTGATGCTCCAGAAAATGGTGAATCTTCTGATACTGATAGCGCTGATGCCGATGATGGAAACCCTGATGGTGAATTT